GATCAGGCGGCGATCATCTTCCGTGTCATGGAAGTGATGGCCATGGCCGACCCGGAGCTGTCGGAACGGATCGCGTTCCGGCTCTACAACAAGACGGCCGAGGACGTCTGGTCGGGCTCCACGTACAAGGCGCTCAGCTCGGATGCACGCAAGGCGCACGGCCTGTCGCCTTCGTTCTGGATCGGCGACGAGGTGGCGCAGTGGCGCGGTCGCGACCTGATCGAGGCATTGCGCACCGGCATGGGCGCACACGCCGAACCGCTGGGGCTGGTGATCAGCACGCGCAGCCCGGACCCGGACAACCCGCTCGAAGAGCTGATCAAGTATGCCGGGGACATCGAGGCCGGTACGGTCGAGGATCCGGCCTTCCGGGCCTTCATCCACACCACGCCGGTCGAGGCCGATCCGTGGGACGAGGCCACCTGGAAATTCGCCAATCCGGCGCTCGGTGACTTCCGCAGCCTCGACGACGTGCGCGTGCTGGCCGCTCAGGCCAAGCGCATCCCGGCGACCGAGGCCAGTTTCCGGGCCTATTGCTTGAACCAGCCGGTCGCGACCGACGAGCGATGGATCCATCCGGCCGATTGGGACGCGTGCAACGCTGAGCCGGAGCCGGAGGGCTTGTGCTGGGGTGGCCTCGACCTGGCGGCGGGTGCCGCTGATCTGACTGCGTTCTCGCTGTACTGGCCGGCGACGGGTGCGCTCCGGGTGTGGGCTTTCCTGCCCAAGGACATGCTCGAGGCGAAGGCGAGGGAGGACAACGCACCGTATCGCCTGTGGCAGACGCAAGGGCTGGTGGTCGAGACGCCCGGCCGCACCATTGATCGGGCCTGGCTCGGCGAATGGATCGCGCGACAGGTCGAGGGGATCGAGTTGATGGGCATCGCGACTGATCGGTGGCTGATTGACGATTTGCGCGCTCAGATCGAGCGTGAAGGGATCGAGCTGCCGTTGGAGCCGCACGGTGCCGGCTACAAGGACGTATCGCCGTCGTTGACCGCGTTCGAGGGCCGTGTCCTTCAAGCCACACTCGCCCACGGTGGCAATCCGCTGCTGCGCTGGTGCGTCGCGAACTCGGCGATCGAGACAGACCCGGCCGGCAACCGGAAACTCAGCAAGAAAGCGAGCCGGGGGCGCATCGACGCGGCGGTCAGCGCCGTCTACGCAGTCGGGCTCGCGACGCGCTCCGAAGCCGAGCGGGTACTCGTCTTCGATCATCCAATGGTGATTTTCGCATGACCGAAAAATCGCAGAGTGCAGTCGGCCTGATGAAGCTGGCCCAGATGGTCATCGACCATGGCGGCGACCATCGGGCGCGCTTTGATGCGGTGCTGGACCGGCTCGTCGAGTTTATGCACGAGGCGGGCTGCAGCGACGACAGCATCGAGACACAGGCGAAAATCTTCACCAATTGCTACTGCGCGGTTGTGTGGGCCGCGTCGATGAAAGAGCTACACGCGGCACCGAGGCTGCATTAACCCTGCGGCGTGGCGCTTCTGAGGAGGGCACATTCGGGGCCGGACCCAGATTTAGCTTTTCATCAGCCGAATTCTGCGCTACACGCGGAATGGATCGGCTCTTGAGGCGGGTGACGCGATGACAAGGCTTCCCGGTTTGGTCTCAGCGTTGGCGGTGGCGGACAATCGGGAGCAAGCCACGCTCGACCACATCGCCCGCGTGATCCGCGAAGCGGGAATGATCCCGACAACGAAGCGTGGCGTAGGTGCGTCCTCAATGACGGCGCGCGAGGCTGCGTTATTGCTGATCGGCGCGAACGCGAGCGAAGCCCCTAAGGATGCCGCCACGGCCGCAGAGTATTACCGCCTGCTGCTGGGTCGGAACTATCACCGCGTTGGCGATCTGGAGGGCATCTATGCCCGCATCGACGAAGCCGCAAATTTCGGCGACGCGATAGAGGTTCTGATCTCGGGTGTTCCTGAGATCGTTGCCTCGCTCGCCGGCTATATCGATGACGCCTATGGCGAAAGCCACACAACAGAGCAGCTCGGCGAGTTAAAGAGGCTTCTGCTGCATGGCGAGCTTGCCGGGGTGGAAGTCGTGTTCAGCAAGCCATTCCCGTTTGCCACGATACGTATTGTTTGCTGGCCGGCGGGCCAGCAACAGGTGCAATACGAATGGCGGTACTTTGTGAATGCAGAGCTGCTTAACGACTACCCTCGCGTCTTTAATGGTGGCTCTGATCGGAAGGTAAGCGTCACGATCGGGCTGCCGACGCTGCTGAGCTTGTACCGGGCGCTTAATCCCGAAGCCGACGAAGTAGAAGACGCGATGCCACACTCGGAAGCCGCTTCGGCGGCTGACCGCGCTTATGCGGCAATTCAGGAAATGTGTGGCCGCACGGAACGAGGAGCCAAGTAGGTGAACGAGGCCAGTCGAGGTGACGCGCTGGTCCCCCTGAAGGAGTTACCCTTATGACATTGCGCGAATTGTTGGAGCAGCGCGATACGGCCGTAAGCGAAATGCGGTCGCTCGCGAACAAGGCCGAGGCCGAGGCACGCGACCTCACCGCTGACGAGGATACGAGGTTCAACGCGCTAAAAGGTGACATCGGTACCTTCGACAAGCGCATTAGCCGTGCTCAGGCGCTCGCCGACGCCGAGCGCGCGGCGCCGGCCATCACCGTGGCCGGCCGCGGCTCCGACACGTTCGAGGCCAGGGCGCACGAGTTCAGCATCACGAAGATCATCGCCGCGCAGCTTGGCGAGCCGGTGGACTGCGGCCGTGAGCACGAGCTGTCCGCCGAGGTGCGGCGCCGCAATCCGGGCCGGCGCTTCCAGGGCATTCCGGTTCCGGATCAGGTCTTCGTCGAGCGTCGCGTCATGCTGTCGGGCGCCGGCGGCGCGGCCGCACCGCTCTACCCGGAGGTGCACAGGCCCGACCTGTTCATCGACCGGCTCCGCTCGGCGCTCGTGGTCGAGCGGCTCGGCGCGACGGTGCTGGCCGATCTGCAGGGCGACCAGGACATCCCGCGGCAGACCGGCTCCGCGACCACGGCATGGGTCGCCGAAGACGCGACAATCGCCGACAGCGACCTCGCCTTCGACGACGTGCAGCTCTCTCCGAAAACTGTAGGCGCCATCACGTCCTACTCGCGTCGGACCATGATCAACGCGAGCCCGGACATCGAGCAGCTTTGCCGCAACGACCTGGCGGCCGTGATCGCCGCGGCGATCGACCGCGCCGCAATGCTCGGGCCGGGCACCGGCAACCAGCCGCTCGGCATTGTCGCCACGCCGGGCGTCACCAAGATCAGCCTCGCTACTCCGACATGGCCGGCGATCCTGGCTTTCCCGGCGACGATCCAGCAAGCCAATGCGGACCTGACGCCGCCGGCTTGGGCAATGGCGCCGTGGTCGGCGGCGAAGCTGCAAGCCGTGCCGCGGGACGCCACGGTCGCGACGAGCGGCTTCCTGCAGGAAAGTCCGACGTCCTTGGCCGGCTATCCGGTCGCGGTCACCAGCGCGTTGCCCGGCTTGCCAGGCACCACGCCGGTAGCGGGCACCGTCATCTTCGGCTCGTGGTCGCAGCTCTTGGTCGCGTACTGGAGCGGGATAGATTTGCTCGTCAATCCGTACGCCGACGCCTACTACAACCGCGGCCGGGTCGCGATCCGCGCCATGCGCGACTGCGACGTCGCGGTGCGGCACGCCCAGTCCTTCGCCTGGGCCGACAACCTCACGATGCCGACAGCGCCGGCGGCCGAGGCGGCGCCGTGATCGAACGCCGAGCCGTCCCGACCGAGCTTCGCACCGCCGGGCGGCGGCTCGAAGGCTATGCCGCTACCTTCGGCATCGAGGCGCGTATCTCAGACTTCACCGAGACCATAGCGCCCGGTGCGTTCTCGCGCTCGCTGGCGGGCCCTGGCGATATCCTGGCTCTGGTAGACCACGACGCGGCAAGGCTGCTGGGACGCCGCCGCAGTGGCTCTCTGCTGCTGCATGAGGACAGCCGCGGCCTCGCCTTCCTGATTGACACGCCGAACACCCAGCTCGGGCGCGACGTGCTGGCCTTGGCCGAGCGCGGCGATCTCGGCGGCATGTCGTTCGCCTTCACCGTGCCGGAGGGTGGCGAGCGGTGGGAGGGCCGACGCCGGGAGCTGCGCAGCGTCGATCTGAAGGAGATCAGCGTCGTCTCGGCCTGGCCGGCCTACGAGGGCACGACCGTTTACGCGCGCTCGGCTGCGCCGCGGCTGCGGGCTGCGCGCCTCTGGCTGGAAACCACCGGATGAGAGTTCCCGGCTTTCTCACGCGCCTGGTCGAGACCCGCGCCCGCGACGGCTCGGCCGCTCGGCTGGTCGCCGAAATGAACGGCACCGGCTACACGGCAAGCGGCCTCGCCTACGTCTCGCCGCAGGCGGCCGAGAACCTGGCGACCGTCACCGCCTGCGTGGGGGCGATCAGTAGCGCGATCGCGAGCCTGCCGGCTTATGTCTACCGCCGCGTCGATGAGGGACGCGTCGAGGACACGACGCATCCGCTCAACCGACTGATCAGGTCGGGACCCAACGACAAGCAGTCATGGTGCGATTTCTGCGAATGGTTGATGGCGAGCGTCTTGTTGCGGGGCAACGGTCTCGCCGAGATCGTCTTCGACGCCCGCGGCGCTGTTGTTGGCCTGCAGCCGATCCCGTGGGGCTGGGTCTCGGTACAGCGCCTCCCGTCTGGCCGCATTGCCTATGACGTGATCCAGCAGGACGCGATGGTCGGCGCGACCGGCCGGTCGCGGCGGCTGCTGCAGGAGGAGGTACTGCACCTCAAGGACAGAAGCGACGACGGTGTGCTCGGCCGCTCGCGCTTGTCTCGTGCTGCCGAGACGATCGGTGCCAGCCTTGTGACGCAAGCCTTTGCCGGAATGGTGTACGCGAACGGCGCATTCCCCTCCGGCGCGCTGATGTCAGAAGCCAAGATCAACTCTGATCAACTGGCGCACCTACGGCAGCTTTTTCAGGGCGCTTTCACCGGACCACGCAACGCCGCCCGCGCGCTGATCCTCGACCAGGGTCTCAAATATGAGGCGATCTCGGTCAGCCCCGAAGACGCCGAAGTGCTGGCCTCGCGCCGCTTCGGCACCGAGGAGCTGGCGCGCATCTTCCAGGTGCCGCCGCCGCTGGTCGGCATCTGGGACAACAGCACGTTCACGAATTCCGAGACGGCGGGGAGGTGGTTTGCTTCGCATACTCTCACGCCGTGGCTGCGCAAGCTCGAGGCGGAGTTCTCGCGCTCGGTCTTTACGGCCGGCTCGCCGTCTTTCCTTGAGTTCGATCTCAGCGGCTTTTTGCGCGGTGATCCCGAGGCGCGCTGGCGCAGCTACGACATCGCGCTCAAGAACAACGTGCTGAGCCGCAACGAGGTGCGGCAGATCGAAGGCTGGAACCCGGTTCCCGGCGGCGACGACTTCACCGCACCGCCGCAGTCGGTCGAGCGCACCGTCGTCACTAAGCACGACGAGCGCGGTCGCATCGTCGAGATGGTGAAGACCAATGCCTAAGCCGCGTCCATTCCGACAGGCTGACGTGACGAGGGCTCTACGAGCTGCACGTGGTGCCGGATTGGAGGTGTCGAGCGTCGAGATCGATCCTGTCACCGGCCGTATCAATATGAAGTTTATTAACGCCTCGACCGGCGATGAAACTGCCGGAACACCACTCGATAAATGGTTGGAAGCACATGCGAATTAGGCTTAAGGGAATTAATAGTGTCACTAAACGGCTAGCCGATGGCCGTACTGTCACTTATTGGTACGCCTGGAAAGGTGGACCGCCACTGCGCGGTAAGCCAGGCACTCCGGACTTCATCGACAGCTACAACGAGGCCATTGCCACTCGACGGGTAGCGCCACAAGGCGTGCTGTCGGCAGTGATCCGGGCCTATCTACAGTCACCAAAATTCTCCGATCTCGCGCCGCGGACCCGCTCGGATTATGTGATCAAGATTAAGCAGATCGAGCGGAAGTTTGGTGACTTCCCATTGCCGGCTCTGACCGATCCCCGCACTCGAAACGTGTTTATGACCTGGCGGGACAAGATTGGTGCCACTGCACCGCGCCAGGCGGATCATAGTTGGCAGGTACTATCGACCATCCTGTCGTGGGCGCTTGATCGCGGCCTGATTGCCGCTAATCCGTGCACGCGCGGCGGCCGGCTCTACCATTCAACCCGGCGCGACAAGATCTGGACGGACGCTGACGAAGCGGCCTTCCTGAAAAAGGCCCCCACGACGGTACGAGCCGCGTTCTTGCTGGCGATCAAGACAGCGCAGCGCCAGGGAGATTTGATCCGGTTGCCCTGGTCAGCCTATGACGGCCGCTATATTCGGCTGCGCCAGCGCAAAACTGGCACTCCGGTTCAGATCCCGGTCACTGCATCGCTGAAGGCTGCGCTCGATGCATTGCCGAGATGCGCCACGACCATCCTAACCAATAGCGAGGGCCGGCCTTGGACGTCGGCAAGCTTTGGCACGGCATGGCACAGGGCCATCGTAGCCGCTGGTATTTCCGGGCTGACCTTTCACGATCTGCGCGGGACCGCCGTAACCAGGATGGCGATAGCTGGCGCGACCGCACCTGAAATCGCGGCCATCTCCGGCCACAGCATGCGCGACGTCGCCGCCATTCTCGATGCCCACTATCTGCACCGCGATCCGGCCTTGGCCGAGGCCGCGATCACCAAGCTCGAAACGTACGAGAGGAGAACAAAAACTCCCAACTGAGTTCCCAACTGGACACAAGAACATTGGTTAAAGAAGAGAAAAGGAAGTCAATATCAATGACATACTCGGCGCCTCGTCCGGCGTGTAATACGGGTGCAGGAGCCGATATATCGCATTGATATGGCTTAGCCTTTCTCCCAACTGGAGGAAAATCAGGCTATGGCTGATCAATACGTTACGAGGAAATTTCCAACTGGTAGACGAGGGAAACTGCGGCCTAAACGCCCGCCCGTTGGGCTGCCGTTCTTCAGTCGCGATCCGCGGCAAATGTGGTTGCCGATGGACTTGCCGGCGCAAAAAGAAGGCCGCCTCCGCGAAATGGCGGAAGCGGCCAAGGGAGAGGAAAATCCCCCGAAAAATACGTTGGCAGCGTTCCGCGATCAAGGACGGGAGGGCCGGTAAATGTCCGAAGCCCCCGACGCTCCCGAGTTCAAGCTGAACGGATCGGAGCCTCCCTCCGGATCGGCGGCGGACCTGAGCCTGTTCGACAATCTCGACGACCTCCGCATCGCCGACCCGGCGTTGCTGAGCGGCGACACGGAAATCCTGGCTCACATTTACGTCCGAAGGCCCAAAAAAGACGAGTACTTCCGGGTCAACCCTGATCCGGCAATGTCCTTAACCTGCCTGGTTTGGGTCGATCAGGAAGAGGGCGACGTGTATTTCGTCGGCCCGCAGGCTCGCGAGCTTATGGCCGACAGCGGCCGGCTGGTGATGCTGGTGGCGTGCCAGTCCCGGCAAGGGGTGAATTTCCTCTGGCCGGTTCTTGCCGATACCCGATCGGGTGGGGGCCGCGGCTGGGCAGAGAGTGCCCGCGTCGCGATGGTTCGCGCGCAAACACGGTGGATCAAAATCCGCGGCGACAGATCCGCCGGCGTGTACCAGATCATCGAAGCCGGCCTGCAACAGGGTGAGCCGGTTTGGCCTGCGTTGACCTTTAACGATCTGTTGAAGTTGGGCTTCAAGGACCGGCTTATCACCGTACCCGATCACCCGATTATCCGTCGCTTGCAGGGTTTCTGACGATGCCCGGCCTCGCGGACTATCGCGAGGTCTGGGTCCTCGATTGTGAATTCCGCGCTCCGGCCGGCGAGCGACCCTATCCGGTCTGCCTCGTCGGCCGCGAGTACCATAGCGGTCGCACCGTCTCGCTGTTCCGCGACGAGCTGCGCCGCCGGTTGACGGCTCCTTTCGACACCGGCCCGGACACGTTGGTGATCGCCTATTTCGCTAGCGCCGAAATGGGGGTCTTCCGGGCGCTCGACTGGGCGATGCCGCGTAATGTGGTTTGTCTGTTCGCCGAGCATCGAGCCGAGACCAACGGGCTGAAGCTAGCCTTCGGCAATTCGCTGCTTGACGCGGCGGCTATGCGGAGTTTGCCCGCCATGGCCGCAGCCACGAAGGAGGCTAACCGCCGGCTGGTCATGGATCAGCAAAGCTGGAGCGCCGCCGAGGCGAAAACGATCCTCGATTACTGCGCTGCGGACGTCGAGTTGACGACCCGATTATTGGAGCGCATGGCTCCGGCGATCGACTGGCCGCGGGCTCTGTTGCGCGGTCGCTACATGGCCGCAGTCGCGTGCATGGAGTGGGTGGGCGTGCCGCTCGATGCCGAGCTGCATCGTCGCCTGGCGATGCGATGGGACGACATCAAGGCGCAGCTCGTGGCCGGCGTTGATGCCGATTTCGGTGTTTACGAGGGCGTCACCTTCAAGATGGACCGGTTTAAGGCTTTCCTGGCTCAGTCCGGGATACCTTGGCCGAATTACCCCAGCGGCCAGCTCGTTTTGGATGACGACACATTTCGCGAGCAAGCCCGCCGATACCCACAGATCTATCCGCTGCGCCAGCTCCGCGCGACGCTCTCGGGTTTGCGACTTACCGGCCTAGCCGTCGGCCGCGACAGCCGGAACCGCTGCCTGCTTTCGCCATTCGCGACGGTGACGGGGCGCAACGCGCCATCCAACAGCAAATACATTTACGGCCCGGCCAGGTGGATGCGGAACTTGATCCGGCCGCCGGAGGGCTACGGCATCGCCTATCTCGATTGGCAGTCCCAAGAGATCGCCATCGCGGCGGGGCTGTCGGGGGACGAGCGCCTGATCGCAGGCGTCCGCGCTGGAGACCCGTACATGGCCTTTGCGCGGGATAGCGGTCTAGCTCCCCCGGACGCGACTAAGGCCACTCACGGGCCTCTACGTGAGCGTGTAAAGGTGGTCTGTCTCGGAGTGCTCTACGGGATGCAGTCGGCGACCCTTGCCGCGGTGCTCGGGATCGCGCAGTGCGAGGCGGCCGAGCTGCTACAGCGGCACCGCCGGACCTACCCGGTGTTTTGGTGGTGGCTTGAGGCAACGAAGTCGGTGGCGTTTTCGCGCAATCGGCTGGCATCCGTGTTTGGCTGGCCGGTGCGGGTGACGGCACACACGAAGCCGACCCAGCTCGCCAACTTCCCGATGCAGGCGAACGGTGCCGAGTGCAGGCGACTGGCGGCCGCCGCCGCCACGGAGAGCGGCATCGAGGTATGTGGACCCATCCACGACGCTTTCCTGATCGGCGCACCGATCGAGCGGCTGGACGAGGACATCGCCAGGATGGTGCGCATCATGCGCCGGGCTGGCGAGGCCGTGGCCGGGTTTCCGATCAACGTGGAGGTGGTAGAGGCGCGGTGGCCTTATCGCCTGAACGAGGGCAAAGGCTTGGAAATGTTCAACAAAGTGGTGAACTATGCAGACTATCGGGAGTATCGCGAGTATTGAGCCTATCGCGACTATCAGCACTATGGGGAGTATTCATACTATACCTACCAACCCGTCTACCTTAGTGGGCACGCTATATAAGAAGAAAGAAAGATGGAAAGACAGAAGACAGACAGCACTAAGGGCCAAGCTTTAAGCTGGCGCGTGCGTGCGTGAGCCAGCGAATAACAGGCAGGGAAGGGGTAACGCGATGAACCAAGAACCAGCCGATCAGACCGCAGAGTTTTGGCAGACCGAGGTGGCGCGCCTCAGAGAGCACTTCGAAGAGCAAATAGCCGCGTTGGAACAGCACTTCGAAGAGCGAATGGCCGCGTTGGAGAAGCAGGTGGGCGGCGCGCATTGGCGCATCAACGACGAAAAAGACCACCTGAGCCTACAGATCGAACTTGGCAACGATTACGCGGTCACGCTGGACGTCAGCGATGAGGACGGCCCGACCACTACGCTGTGGTACAGCAGCCTGGAGCACTCGTTCGAGTGGGATAACCGGGCCAGCTTCCGCGCCTGGCTCGACCGGCTCGCTTCCGCGCAATGACGGCATGAGCCACCCCTACTACCAAACTCCAGCATGGAGGCGGCTACGTGCAGCCGTGCTGCAGCGTGACCCGATGTGCACCACGCCGGGCTGCACCAGGCGCAGCACGCATGCCGATCACGTCGTGCCTCGTGCTCGTGGTGGTGTTGATGTTCTCTCTAACCTGCGTGGTCTGTGTGCTTCATGTCACAATAGGCGCACGCGACGCGGCAATGCTGAGCCAGGGCTGCCCGGGTGCGGGCCGACAGGGCAGCCGCTCGACACCGGACACTGGTGGAACCGGTGAAAAAATCTCTCAGAGCTGGTGCCGAATAACCGTCGGTGGCCGTCCGAAAATGGTTAGTTGAGTAATGAAATCATGGGCTTACGAGGACCGCGCGCAAAGCCTGTAAGGAAGCGACCGGAACATCTGCCCAAATCCGGGAAGATTGCCGAGCCTTCCGGCAAGACCCGCGCTGCTCGCCTGATAGCCTGGATCGAACGGCTGACGGTCCCGTCCGGTATCCATGCCGGGCGGCGGTTTCGGCTGCGGCCTTGGCAAAAGGCGATCATTCGCGAAATCTATCGCACCGACCGGCAGGGCAGACGTGCGGTGCGCTTTGCCGTGATCTCCATGGGCCGTAAGAACGGCAAGACCCAGCTCGCCGCGGTGCTGGCCCTGGCGCACCTCGCGGGGCCGGAGGCGGTGCCCGGCGGCCAGGTGCTCTCAGGTGCAGCGGATCGGGATCAGGCGGCGATCATCTTCCGTGTCATGGAAGTGATGGCCATGGCCGACCCGGAGCTGTCGGAACGGATCGCGTTCCGGCTCTACAACAAGACGGCCGAGGACGTCTGGTCGGGCTCCACG